CGATGCCGCATTACTCTCTGATGTTCCTGCCGCTGTAGCACTGGCCGCTGCTGACGTTGCACTCGATGCCGCGTTGGTCTCTGACGTTCCTGCCGCTGTAGCACTGGCCGCAGCTGATGTCGCACTTGATGCTGCGTTAGTTTCTGACGTTCCCGCTGCTGTAGCACTGGCCGCTGCATTAGTTTCTGATGTTCCTGCTGCCGCCGCACTGTTTGCTGCAGCTTCTGCACTGCTCCTTGCTGCATCGATGATAGGCGGAAGCTCCGTTTCGGATATATCTGTATCCGCTCCCAGGGCAGCCTTTTCCACATCAAGTATGAAGTTGGCTGATCCGAGGATATTATCACCGCTTTTCAGTTCGATTTCGCAGATCACATCCCCTGCCGCTGCAGTCATCTGCTCCGTAACAGTAAAAGTCACGGTACCGGCATTATAATTTGCCGTATACGCAAAACCTTTTCTGTCAGGTTTTGTACCCCTTATCTCGGCGGAAAGTCCGGCTGTCGTAAACGGTACGTTCCCGTTATACAGAGTAAAGGTAAGGATACGGCTTCCTGCATCATACTGCGATACCTTTACCCTCTCCGGCACTCCTCCGGGTATGAGGTTTAGTTTGGTGGATTGTGTTATCATTTGAGCCCTCCTTTACTCAATATTGTCCTTTTATGCCTTTGAATATGATATGGTTCCTACATAAGTTCGGGCTCCGTTATCGGTACCAATGTCCCCATCAACCCACAGCCTACCCGAACTGTCTATATGAAATCCCGTATGAGGACTGCCATTATGCATATTTACAAGTACGCCCTCAGCTCCATCGTAGTGAGCACCAGGTAAACCATATGCTAACTGCCTTAAACCGCTCGCTTTCTTACTTTTTTCCGTTTTTATCACAATAGTCCCACTAAACATATATGGATAATTTACTCCATCAATAAACACTGTTATTCCGCTCCATTGAGGATCTACACTTAGGTTTCCCCAGGTTCTTTCTCCCGCCAATGACTTTCCGTTAACTTGCAGATCTCCTGCATTGATCATATCTGCAGTTATCGCTCCGGCTGCAATTTTATTCGCAGTTATCGCCCCGGCAGCAATCTTTTCAGTGGTCACAGCCCCTGTCGCAATCTTACCGGCATCTATTATTCCGGCTCTTAGTGCTGCAGCGCTTATTGAATTGGCTGCTATGAAATCTCCCAGTATAGTTCCGTTTGCTGTTATCGCTGCCGTCGAAAAAGACCCATCATACCCGGTATTGGAATATGCAAGACCGTTTAGATTCCATCTCCATACCTTAGCAGTATTGCTCTTATAATCAGCCCGATCGGATATAACGATCTCATATATCCTTCCGTCCTCGCCACGGTTCATATGTACATAGCCGCCATAGACATTTCTGATCATGTCTCCGGCATTATCTATAGCTGCCTGCAGATCTGCTGCCGCTTGATTCGCCACTTCAGCTGCAACCTCATCTGCATGCTGTTCGGCTTCTTCCATGGCCTTGTCCATATCAAGTTCCGTGGTCTTCTTTACTGCAGTAATCTTTGCATCTGCTGCCGCTGCGGCGTCATTTACACTCTTGGCTATATTATTGAGATTGGACGATAGCTTACTCTTGGGCTTTCCCACGGTCAGCTTTTCAAATCTGTCCAGTAATACGTCATACTCTGTCTTTATGATCTTGGCAGTTGTCTCTATACCAAGGCGCTCATAATATACCCTCACGGTATCGCAGAGACCGGCCTGAGTGAATAAAGCCTTCTGGTCCTTATACTCTTCTGTGGATCCCAGATCCACAAAAGAAACGGATATACTTGAATCGGGTACTCCTGACAGATTTGCATTTGCATATGCCTGCGCGGCACTTCTCATACCGGCTATCAGTCTTGTCTCTATCTGTACCTCTGTCTCCTCCGGGTGTGCTTCCCTTATGGCATCTTCATCTATATATGAAGCACAGTCCAGTACCCTTGTCCTTGTAGGTGTTGAATAGCTTACTCCCTGCTTATATACACTCTTTTCCGGAAGAGTGAGCACATGATCATTGGAAGTCTTAAAGAATGGTGTTATTCCGGTAACTGTATAATCGATATCCTTTTCCTGGGAAATATCGCTTATGTTTTTCCCGTATCTCAATGTCAACCCTCTGTCCGTTCCCCTGTTTTCATATAGGTTTACAGTAAAACCGTCCCAGAGTATTTCTCCGCCGAACACATCCAGTATACTTCCATCTTTTCCTCCCATAAGATTACGGAAGGATGCCGGTTCTTCTACAGTAAATGTTCCACTGGTAGATACCGTCACGGTTCCCAGAGTAAAATTCCCTGCATTCTCCGCATTATTGAACATCCCTCTCAGTGCCTGTGACGCGCTCCCAACACTTCCGAAAGGCATAATGCTTACGTACGCCAGATCATATGATATATGCCTTGCCATTACCTTGAACCTCTTGTTCAAAGGCTTTGTAAGTTTATAAATCCTGAATGGCTGCTCCGTCATATAGGCGGCCGGCTTGGCATATATGATCCTGTCCGTTTCCAGCTCATTTGCATGGATCCCACCCTCAGGATATTCCATAGCAAGTTCAAAAGCACCGTTACGCTCTTCTGTAGCGATACATGATATAGCATCCGACAGTCTTCCAAGACCATTTGATGTAAACGCCGTTTCGGTTTTATCAAAAAGGATCGGTATCATAATATCTCCTGTTGCACCGGTGCAATTCTTACAGTTTCCACCATCTCGGTGTTATGTTCATGCTCCCTGAAGGAACTATCAGATTTTCTCCGGGCTTAAGTACCGGGAATATCCCGTCATTTAAAGTTATCTGTGAGTTCATGCTTGTATGCTGTGCGTTATATGCTTCCTGTATCTCGCAGTCGATATATACCGGAGCCTGATTGATAGTTATCCTTACGTTTCCCACAGTAATGGTTCCTCGACCGGTGATATAAAGCAAAGGCTTTGCATCCATCATGGTAGGGTTGAAGATATTCCCTCTGGCAGAGAAGCTTATCTGCTTTTCTCCTTCTTTCAGATATCTCTGAGGCATGCAGTCAAATACCAGCTTACTGATACCGGCTCCCATGCCTTTTGTTGATCCGCTCTCAAAGTCTCCATAATATCTCGCAAGTCTGTATTCCTCGGGATGATATGTATCTTCAAGCCTTTCATAGCCTGTAAAAGAAAGGAAGTAATTTCTGATAGCTTCCGATATGATTTTCATATCTCCCGCAAAAGCTACCGGATACTCAACCTTTATGTTTTTGTATCTGCCGTTATCCAGTGTAAGGTCTCCGTTTCTCCCGGGAATACTTACTGTCTTGGTATCTCTCTCCGGTGCATCAAAAGTGCCTGCTCCGCTTATGTACAGTTTGAAGTCTGTCGAGGGTTTCCCCGCAAATGTCAGATAGTGTCTCATGCGTATACCATCCTTTCACTGTCATACTGATCATTCAATATTTCCTGTACTGCCTGTGCTATCTCAGATACATCCTGACCTTCTGCTCCGTTGATGGTAATATTATTGGTCACATTGGAATTGTTGCTTATATTGCTGGTATTTATGTCCTGTACCGTCGGGATCATATCATTAATGATATTTGTAAATCCCATCATGGTATCTTCAAAACCGGTAAGGAATCCCTCTCCTGTATATGTTCCCAGTTCCTCGAACACTTTTGACGGGCTTTTGATCTTAAGTGTTTCCTTTGTCCCGCTTTCAGCAGCTTTTGCCATCTTTTCTGCTGCCGCCTTGATGTCCGGAACCTTTTCCAGCATACCCTTGATCAGGCCGTCTCCTACAGCCTGTCCGAGTTTCATGAACATATCTGCCTTTATGGATGTCTCCATGGTCTTTACTACGTTATCAGCCATTTCCTTGATAGCATTATCAACAACATCCTTTTTTTCCTCGATACCCTTTGCAAGGCCGGCAGGGATCTCATACCCCAGCTTTTTAAACACTACCGAAGGGCTGTGTATCTGAAGTTTTTCTTTCAGTGCCTTCTCCGTGGAATCACCCATTTCCTCGATAGCCTCTTCCACATCCGGTGTGCCATCCTCTATACCTTCGGTGGAACCCTCGGTAATACCCTGGCTTACTTCCTTGAAATGTTCAAACAGCTGTTTCTGGGCTTCATCCTTACCTCGCTGGATCTCTTCTAGATATCCTTTATATGCTGCTTCTCCGGCATCCTTATAACTGTCTTCCACAGCCTGCATGGTAGTTTCCGGTAATATAAGGGAATCTTCAAAGAGCTTAGAAGCTTCTGCAAGCTCATCTGAACTCATTTTAGTAAATGCCTGAACATATCCGGCGCCTTCAGGTCCCATCTTGGCCAGTTCCTGCAGAAGCCCTTCGCTGATTCCCATCTTTGATAACTTCTGGATGTTTTCTGACCAGTCAGAAATACCCTGCACCTGATCACGCATGTTTTTAAGGACTTCATCCTTTGTATGACCGGTGGCCGCCTTATATTCATCGAAGATATTGATCTGTCCCTGTATGGACTTCACAACATCATCATGCATCTTCGACCAGGAATCTTCGATCTCACCTGCTGCCCCGGATACCTCATCAGCATAACCGTCTGCAGCATCCCCGGCCTCTCCCAGGGCATTGTTTGTTTCATCCAGTCTGCCGGTTAGTATCTCTTCCTCTGTGTTCAGATCAGATATCTGGGCCTGCAGATTATGGTACGGATCAAGCACTTCCTGTGCGGCCTGTGAAGCCTGAAGCAACGCTTCCCTGTCTCTCTCAAGGTATGTTGCAAGGTTCCACGCTTCATCAGATCCCGCTTTATGCGCTTCTTCCAGCTTTCTTTCAGTCTCTTCGTACTTCTCTCTGGCTGCAGTGACCTTCTCGGTAGCCGCTGTAACAGCGTCTTCCATCTTTGCCATCTCAGTCTCGACTTCGATACGCTTACGCATTATCTCCGTCAGCTGTTCCTGCATAGCCGCAGCTTCAGCCTGTTTCAGAAGAGCCTCGGTATTCTTATTGAGTTCTTCGGTAGACATGTTGATGGACTGGGTTGTCTCATCATATGCAAGGCCAAGACCGGGAACCAGCTCGTTAAGCTGTGCAACGATCTGCTTTACCTTATCCTCGGATTCAATAACCTTACCATTTGCATCTATATATCCGTTCAGCTCATCTTTGAGTTTCTGGACCATTCCCCTCTGGGCTTCCATCGTGGCGCGGTCATCTGCTCTTGCCTGAGCTGACTTTTTCGTAGCTTCAGCTACATCCTTGGCATTGTCAACAAGCTTCTTTTCTTCTTCGTTAAGCTTGCTAGTCTCTCCTGCTGTAGTCTTATTGATAAGGGCATATGCACCCATTGCCGCAGCGAGTCCGGCAACCGCAGTTATAAGAATCGATGCCGGATTAGCATCCATTGCAGCATTCAGCAAAAACTGGCTTACCGTCGCTGATTCCGTCGATGTTTTATATGCGATCCATGCAGCCTTTAATCCCTGAGCAAACGGGATTACTTTACCCAGCATAAGATTTGCCGCCACAATACCGGTTATTCCGCTTGCTATAAGATCAAAATTATCAATACACCATGCTGCTGCATCTATTACCTTGGGAAGGACATCATCTGCAGCATTTGCAAGTTTTTTAATAAACTCGCCCATTGCCGATGACAACTTATTCAGGGATGTATGCATATCCCCGTTAGCAACAGAATCATTCAGTTTCTGTACTGCTTTGGAGGCTTCTTCCACTCCATCTTTCAGATCTTTATCGAATACCTTAAATGCCGATATTCCCAAAGCTTCCAGGTTGGACTTAAGTATTGTTACCTGTCCTTTGAGGTTATCGTTCATAGTTTTTGCCATATTGGAAGCAGCGCCTGCAGACTTTTCTATTTCCGATCTCAGACTACTGTATTCCCCGGTAGTCGATTTAAGAAGCGCATTAACTGCAGCTATATCAGTCTTATTAAATATCGTCCTTATAGCCTGTGCCTTCTCAGCGCTTCCCATGTCAGAAAGAGCACCGTTCAGATCCTTAAGCACATCCTCAAGGTTTCTCATGTTCCCGGCATCATCTTCCGTTTCTACACCGAGTTCCTTTAATTTTGCTGCTGCCGTATCTGTCGGAGCCGACAGCGATATAAGGACATTACGAAGATGGGTGCCACCTTCGGCTCCCTTTATGCCGTTATTTGCAAGCACTCCCAGTGCTGTGTTCAGATCTTCAAGGCTGACTCCGGTAGTCTTTGCAATACCCGCAGTTACAAGCGTTGCTTCGCCAAGCTGCTGTACACTGGTATTGGACTTCTGTGCAGTCTTAGCCATTTCGTCGATATATGTATCCAGCTCACTGGTTTCCATCCCCAGCGCTGCCATAGCATCCGTCACAAGGTCAGAAGCTGTAGCAAGATCCATACCGCCTGCTGCCGCAAGGTCTAATACCTTAGGAAGGGTTTCAGCCGCTTTCGATGCATCATATCCGGCAAGAGCCAGATAATTAAGAGCCTGCCCTGCTTCTGTTGCAGAATACATTGTAGTTTCACCACAGGAACGTGCAGCATCTTCCAATGTACGATATGCCTGTGATCCATTCTGTATTTCCTGCACACTGATGCCCATGGTAGCCGCTACCTGGCTCATGGATGCTTCAAACTCGGAACCAGTAGATATTGCTGCAGTTGCTATCTCTTTTATTCCCTGAGCTGCTTCTTTGATACCTGTCAATACCGCTGTAGATATGATATTTGCTTTTATCATTTCTCCAAGCTGACTGACCTTACCTCCGCTCTTTTCCGAAGAATCTCCGACTTCTTTTATTCCTTCAGCACTCTTCTCTGTTTCATCTGCCATTTCCAGCATGGTTTTTGAAACATCATCAAGATCATGGTTAAGTTTGATCAGCTCTGACTCGGTATTATTTACACTGGTCTGATACTCTGCAACCTTTCTTCCTGCAGCTTCATACTGCTCCTGGCTGGTCTCTATTGCATGGTTAAGAGCTTCAACAGACTTAACATTGTAGCCCATTTCCGTACAGGCTTTTTTCTGTTCCTCTGTTAACTTACCGGTTCCGTTCTCAACTTCTTCCAGTATTTTCTTGAGCTTCTCGTTCTTCTGAGCATATTCAGTCTGGGTACTTACCGCAGAGCGTACCATCTTACTCTGCTCTTCCATCTTTTTGGTCTGAAGCTCGATCTGTTTTGTAAGGACTTCTTTCTTCTTGGCCAGTGCAGCTTCAGTATTTGCTTCACCCTTAAACTGTGCCTGAGTCTTTTTCATCTCAGACTGCAGTTCTTTTTCTGACGCAGTTATATTTTTTAGGGCTTTCTGATACTCATCAGCACCGTCTATTTTTATCGTAACTTTTGCTTTTTTGGCCATTACTTCAGTACCTCTTCGGGATTGCCCGCTACTACCTGTTCATCTTCGGCAAATATCTGCTTTCTGATACGCATGTTATGCCACTTTTTAAACTCTTCCACCATGTCCCGGAACTGTCCGATATACATGAATCCTATATTTTCAAGCGTAAGGCCCATCTGCAGGCCTGTCACTCTCACCCAGGCGAAATCTACCGCTTTCTGCTCTTCCCATTTTCGCCTGGGATAGGTTTTTTTACACTTTGGCACCTGTTCAATTCTTTTTGGATGATCTCTATCAGATACATCCTGTCTATCTCGCACTCCATAGTGATCAGATCATCATCCATGGGTTCATATTCAGTGTTATTCTTTATTGCTTCATACCTTAAGCCTTCATTCACCATAAGAGGAAGTATCAGCTTAAGGGCTTTCATCGACGGCTTTGTAACTATTGCCTGAGGCTTTCCTGCTTCGTCATAGTCATAGCTTCCGTCTTCTTTACGCTTCCAATCGAATCCGATCAGCGCCATCTGGAACTTTTCAAGGGTATCAAAATACTCCTCTATTGCTTCAATCACGTTATAATCAATGCGTATAGGGAGTTCCTTATCTCCAATCTTTATCTTTTCCGGCTTCATGTTTTCTCCTTTAAGTATTCCCCGGAGCATTAAGCCCCGGGGTGATAGGGGGACCAGTAATGATCAGCCAGCAACGTAATATGTCTTCTGATCGTCTACCGTGGTATCCGTGGTCTTTGTATAGGTGTAATTGGGATCCGTCCCACTACGCTCATACCAACCCTTTGCTTTAGGGTTGTCACCGGACTGCGGAGTTACAGCGGTATATGTTACAGCTATATTCAGCTCCTGTTTTATCCATACTTCTGCATCAGATATGCTGGTGAACTTCTCTGACATCTTTCTCCAGTCACCGTTCTTAAGTGCCGTAGCTGATCCGGAAAGTGAAGGTGTAGCAAAGGTGATGTTTTCACCTTTGGTGGTGAAGCCTTCCTGACCTTCCGTAAATTTCACTTTGTGAAGGACCACACCCTGATACTTCTTCACACCGTCTTCCATATTTGCTACCCAGAATCCGTAACCTACATAGTTTGCAGAATCGTTAGCGTTGTATGTGATCTCTCCGGTAGTTTCGTCTACATCATGTCCGAATACAGTTGATGCTGCTTCGGAAGGGAGGCGGTCAACGCCCACCTCTACAGTTGCGTTCACGAACTCGTCAACGCGCTCTGCCTCTGCATTGTCTGCATAAAGCACTGCACTTGAATAGTTCGGTGTAACATTCGTGCTGATGCTCTTACCGCATTTGAAGCCGTCGCTGTACGTCTCTGCCTCTGCGTTGAGCTTGGCCATATACGGTGTTGATAAACCAAAATAAGCCATTTTTCTTTCCTCCTTTTAGTTATCTGCTCCTGTGTACTCACAGGAAAATATGGTACGTCTTGCCATTTCCGTCCCTGCGGCCGGATCATCCAGCCAGGACTGTATATCTACAACGGTGAATCCCTCATCTCTGAGGGCCGCTTTTAACTTGGATTTATCGGCAAAATAGTTATATTTTTTAGGTGTGATCAGCTGTACCTGAATAGTGACCGTAACGCCCTGTTCTTCATTGTCAGCATAATACGCTGCATGTTCATCCTCATAAGTGAATACAATGAATTTATCCAGTTTTCCATCGTAAACATCCTGACAACAGGGATAACCCATTATCTGCCCGATATTCATCATCTTTGGATTTATGTTCATTCTCCCACCTTTTTATCCAGTACGTTCTGCATTATCTCAGCTGCTTCATCCTCTGCGGTTCTCACCGCTTCCTCCATGAATGGCTGTGCCGGTATTCCTCTTGACGGGATACCATATTCCTTCCAGATTGCCTTCAGTGCATTGGATACAGCATGCTTTTTGCCTCTCTTTGTCTTACTGTGCCGGTACGTCTTTGTTTTAGATTCACCCTTAAACTCTGCGCTGACCTCATAGTCACCGTATTTGTTTTTCTTGGGCTTTCCTGCCTTAACACAGTTTACAAGTTCAGACTCTCCATCATGCTTGATCACCTTTTTCACAGCGTTCTTGGTTTTATCCACCAGTACGGGTGCTGCAGCTTCCAGCATGTCTTTGCTCACTTCATCGAAATCCGGGAGCATATCCGTAAGTCCGTCAAATTCAAAGGTCAGGTTCATGTCCGGCCTCCTTTACGGTCAGTTCAATCTCTCCCATATCGGTGCGGTATGTACGTACGATCTTATATATCGTGCTTTCATATTCAACCGCCCATGGAGCCACCTTTTTTCCTTCCACTTCAGCGTAACAATCCTTCCAGTCATCCGGATCCATGCAGAAAATATATGCAAGTTCCTGCCCGGCTGAATATGCCAGGTAAAACTCAGATGCCCTTACACTCTTTATCCTTGCAAACTTTTCAGTCCGAAGCTCCGTTTCACCGGTAGGAAATCCGCTTTCATCGTATTCCTCTCCGGTTTTGGTTATCAGAGTTATCAGATCATCCCTCATCTTCATCCTCCGTCAGTTTATAATCTCCGCTCATTGCCATAGCATCACGGAGTTTTTCAAAGGACTGCATATACTGAGATGCTTTGCCGTTATAATCCTCTGCTGCCATCACATAGTATCTGACAGCAACCTCGATAAGAGCGTCATCACGCAGGTTATCATTATCAAATACGGAGACGCCCGAGCGCTTAAGTTCAAGCGCCCCCGCATTGATATCATCAGTAAGTGTGGTATCCAGTGCAGTGTGCCTGATCCTCATTGCTTCTTTCACTTTTGCCAGCATCTGCGCTGTTGTCATACCTTACCTCCTCAGCCTCCCGGCGTGTCATCCGCTGCCTCCTGTGCTGCCAGGAAACTTGTTATCAGTTCAGCTTTTGTGCTTCCTGATATCTCATATCCAAGCTGTGCAGCCAGCTTTTTGATTTCCGCTATTGTAAGTGCTCCAAGTTCAGTAGCATCATAATCGCTGCTGCTATCCGAATCAGCTCCGGCTATATCTTCGGTCTGCTTTGCAGTCTGGGCGGACAGGAAGCTTGTTATGAGTGCGGCTTTTGTATTTCCGGTTATGGTATAACCAAGCGTAGTCGCAAGTTCTTTTATCTCATATATACTTAAAGTCTCAAGCTCCGCCTGTGTGTATTCCTCATCGGAATTTGCATCAGCTGCAGACTCGTCTGAAGCCTCTTCTGTGCTCTGAGCACTTATAAAGCTGGTGATCAGTTCTGCCTTCGTATCACCGCTGATACTGTATTCAAGACGTTCGGCTAACATCTTGATCTGCTTCACACTCAGGGCGGCCAACTCCTCTGCTGAGTAGTGGCCGTCCTTATTAGTATCAGCGTTTACGAGTTTTTTACTGTCAGAGTGACAAGGGAGCTGTTATCAACTACCTTACCATCTGCAAGCATGATGCACTTCGTAACCTCATCATCAGTGTCCTGATCGGTGTACCTGCTGATAGTGGGCTGAAGGTTGGTATTCAGCATGTAATCTTCCATTCTGAACAGGAATGCTACTATGGTGTCAGCTGCTACAGTGCCGCCAACGTATGCGGGCATCTGAGCTGTGAACTCTACGTGACGTCCGAACAGTGAGTATGCAGGCTTGCCATCGATACCGCTGTCAATGCGAGCTATGGGCTGTCCGTTGTCATCTACCATTCCGAGCACCTGTGATACGAAGGTCTTCTTGTTCATCACATAGATAGCATCATCATATCCTTCAGGCAGGAGTGCTTCCATGCCGATCAGATCAGCATATGTTACAGCATTGCCTTCAGTTACATCTACGTTCTGACCTACTACGAGGTTGGATGCCTTAAGGATTCCTTCGGGCTCGTAGTATGTAGTAGTTCCACGGCCGTTGATGATAGCTGCATCAAGCGCACGGGCCATAGCCTCAGATACCTGGTTGATAAGTGTCTTCTCGAAGATATCAAGCGTGATCACGCTTACTTCAAGAGATACGGCAACCTTCACCTTCAGCTTGTTGTATGCGAATGTTACGGAGCCGAGCTGCTTCTTCTGGCTGTCTACATCACCACGCTCTGCAGTCCAGGATGCAGTAGGCTTTGCTGCTGATGTGGGAACTACCACGCCGCCCTTGTAGTAGGTACGGGTAACAAGATTGAGGATGTTACCAACTTTTTCAAGCTTTTCCACGATCTTGTTAACAACGGTGCGGGGGATTACTGCTCCAACATCAGTGGTCAGAGATGTTGCATCCTGGTTACTCATCTTGATAGGCTCACCCTTCATGACATAATTCATGAAAGATTTACGATACTCAAGATCGCTGTCCTCTGCCATTTCCGACACGAACTTCCCTGCCGGTGTTACGTTTGCAGGTGCTTTTGCAGCGCCTCTGAGAGCATTCATCTCAGCCTTTGCCTGAGCCATCTGCTCCCAGTTTGCGTCAAGAGCCTTCACTTCTTCGCATTTTGCAGTGTAGGTCTCGTTGTCGCTTGCTTCCAGGGCAGCTTCAGCTGCGTCAAGAAGCTCGTTACGTTTCTTCATGTACTCTTCGTAGTTCATTTGCTACCTCCTTTTAATCTCAGCAAGTTCAGCCTTGCTTTTGCTCTTTGACGGTCTTCTTCAATTTCCCGTCTGATCTTTGCCTTCACATCGTCACTAAGTACTGTGCCGAAGTGATTGTATATTGAGATCGGCTGCGCAAGGCTGCCGTTGTCTCCTATGATTTCATCTATGAAGCCATACTGTTTGGCCTCTTTCGCATCCATCCATTTTCCGATATTGTTTGCACCGGAATCCATGAGTGCCAGTATGCTGTCTTCGTCCATTCCGGTTTTCAGGTGATAGATGTTTGCTATGCTCTTATCAGCGGTCCGGAGTACTTCTGCCATACTCTCCATATCTCTGTGATCACCGCCCTGATACGTGCTGACATTATGTATCATGTACTGTATTCCGGGATTTGCCTTTACTACATCAGCTCCGCAGCATATGATAGTTGCCGCACTTGCGGCGAAGCCGGTTATCTCTGCAGTCACTTTTCCGTCATACCTTTTCAATGCACTGTATATCTCGTTACCGGCCATCACATCACCGCCTCCGGAGTTTACCAACAGAGTTATCTCATCACCGTCAGCTTCCCTGATTGCACTGGTAATATCCTTTGGACACACCGACTCAATATCAAGCCAGTCATATATAAACTTGTCATCATTCGACACTATCGTGCCGTTCACCGTGATGTCTTTCATCTTTTACCTCCATGATGTTGAATCAAGGCTTTGCGGGTTTTGACCCTGTTGGATTGCCCGTCTTCTCAGCATTTTTATTTTCACCGTCTCCGCTCGTAGATGTTGTTTCCTGGGTTTCAGCGCTGTCGATGTGTCCGGTATCTTTTCTTAAAAGTGCCCGGTCTCCACCTTCGATAGGTACGAGATTTAAGTAGGATCTCACCTCGTTCGGAGTCATGATCGCGCGGTCTACGAACTGAACCAGTTCAAGCTTTGTCTTCATGCTGGCAAAGGTAAGCGCACTCGACTCAAATACGATCTGGTTTCCCCTGCTACGTTCAAGGCGGGTAAACAATTTACGACTGTATTCTCTCGCCATCTGTGCAGCTATAGGCTCTACTGCCTGTTCGTAATATGAAATCCACTCATCTTCCGTATATGTCGAATGCACGATCTTTTCATTCGTGTTAAAGTAGGCATATATCCTGTTTACCTGCCCGGAAGTCTGTGCAGCATTCGGAACATAATCGTGCGGTTCCACCTGTTTCGCATCTGCTTTCGAGTCAACAGCGGCTACGCCTATGTTTCCGTTATTCTCAATCCCCAGATAATCATCCGCAAACTGCTTTGCCTGAGCTTTCATATCCTCCGGTCTTAAAGAAGATGTGAACTTCAAAAGCCAGCGCACTACTGCACTGTTCTTGATAGCATTCTTCATACCCTGGTCAGACATGTTCACTGTATCCATCACGGATGCAAGCGCTGCCTGCGGGCCATCTCCGAACAGGTCATTGCTATAGTAGTCATCACGGATGTGGATTATATCGTCGTAACTGAATATATCCGTTCTACCATTTTCGAAATAGCACTTAAGCCACAGGTCTCCGGCTTCGTCGTACTTTGCCTCTATCGAAGTAACCGGAAGAGGATACAGTCCTACCGGAATACCGTTCGAATCGCGGCATATCAGTATAAAAGCATTACCATTCAGTGAAAGCTGGTTTGCTACTTTCTCCTGCAGCATCTGACCTGTCATAAACTGGTTAGGCTCTTCCAGAAGAAAACGTATGTTGACCAGTGGATTTATCTCCACTTTCTTCTCGATTCCATCTGCTGTCTCAACCATAGTGGTCCTGACATGTTTCGCCACACACTTACCCAGTGCTTTTGTCCTGGGCTTTATGCATGCTCTTACAATGTCGGACTGATAAAGCTTGCCATTCCACGCATAAAATCCATTGCCTTTATCCGTGATCATCTTATATACAGTCTTCGATTTTTCTGTTTTCCTGTTAAATAATCCCATCCTACTCACCTGTTGTACCGGTGCAACTCTACATGATCGTCCGATACTCTTCCAGATATCTTTCTCTCACCACATAAGCATCCAGGAGAGAAGCTACACCGTCGATACGTCTTGTACTTCTGCCTATATTGACCTTTGCCGGCTGTATATTATCGTTTTTATCCACATCCACACTCGTATTGGTCAGGCACCACTTAAGTATCGGGTTGTTGTTGTATATGATCAGCTTTTTTGTCAGGTCTGCTCCGAGATTTTTCATCGGTGCACTTAAGGTTTTCTTCCCCTGTATCACTGGTTCCATCACACCCTTGCCAAACTCATTATCCATGTCATCGATAAAATACTTGGCACTCCATGAATCATATCCGCCACGCCATATGTATATATCATTTTTCTCCTGCTGCTCTTTGTACCATTCAACCAGCTTACGGTAATCAATCTTGTTGCCCGGAGAAGTTCTGCACCATCCCTGCTCTATCCAGATATCGTATGGAATCTTATCTTCATGGATCCTCTTTTCCAGATTATCCTCGGGAATCCAGTACATCTGCTCCACATATATCCGCTCATCGTTTCTCACCTGGAATAGCAGTGTTGCACATGTCAGGTCAACACACGATGACAGATCCACACCGGCTATGCCGTACCTGGGTTTCAGTTCTGCGGTATTAAACAGTTCCCTGTTATCCAGCTGTTCAAAAGTCAGCCACGCCTCACTGGAAGTCTCCCGTATGTTGAACTGCTTACACACAAGATTCTTTACAAGCAATGGATCCTGCTTGGCTTTTTCAACTTCATGTCTTAAGGTTTCAAGGTTCTTTATGGTTCCGAGACCCGGGTTTGCCTTTTTCCAGCATTTTTCATCTGTCCACTCAGACCTTTTATCCAGTTCATATACAAACGCTATCGTTCGTTCATCCCTGTATCCGTTCGGATCATCATATCCGTTTACTATACGCTCGCATTCGTCATAGATCTCGTCATATATATCATCCCTGACTGTTCCGGCCGTCGATGTTATGAATATCAGCGGCTGTTCTCTTGCTACCACGCCATCAGCTATGATGTCATACAATGCTCTGCCGTTTTTCCACTGGTGTATCTCATCCATAAGAGCGCAGTGGATATTGAGTCCGTCCAGAGTATTGGTATCGCTGGCAAGCGGCTTAAATGTTCCCGCGTTATATTCTTCGCTGGAGAGTTCAGCCACAAGCGGCTTTATTCTTTTCCGGAGAGCCGGTGATTTGTTCACCATGCGCTTCGCTTCCTTCCAGATGATCCGTGCCTGCTCTCTTGTAGTAGCCACGGAGTATATCTGCGGTCCCGCTTCACCATCTCCGATCAGCATATAATTGCCTACTCCGGAAGCTATAAGCGATTTACCGTTCTTCTTTCCGACTATCAACACTGCCCGCCTGTACTTTCTCAGGCCGTTGGTATCAACGAACCCGAATACAGTAGCAAGCATTGCTTTTTCCCAGAGTTCAAGTACTACAAGCTGACCGCCTGCCTTACCCTGGCTGTGATGACAATAGCTTTCAAAGAACTCAATAATATGTTTTGCTCTCTTAGGGCTGTAATAATATTGTCCCGGGTTTTCCATTTCATCCGTGATCATCCGGTAAGTTTTGCGAACCTTATCGCTTACTATCTCCCGTCCGTCACAGATTCTTTCCCAGTATGTCTTTATCGGATTGTAGTTATCAGGGTATCTGACCACTTAATCATCACCCCTCATCACTACGAAATCATCAAACTTATCTTCTGTCTCTTTTACTTCTGCCTTTGGCTGGCAATCGAGCAGAATCTTCATGGCTGCTGCCAGCTTCTGGCTCATCTGAAGGTAAGAAAGCACCGCCGGGCTTTGTTTTGTTCCCCATTGGTTTGCACCGTTCTGGTATTCTATCTCCATACCTTCCCGGTTGATCTGATCTCTCAGTTCCTGCATCGATACGCTTAAAAATGCCGCATCATCTATGGTTGCCTTTACAAGGCGCTTCTTTTCACTCGGTACATCCTTAAAAGTCTCTGCAAGTCTCCTCGTTTCATTCCGTATCAGGCGTTTTCTCCTTGCCTCATCACTTACAGGCTCTTTTTTTTCAGTCTTTACCGGCTTTTCAGCAATCTTTTTCGTAGATGTCCGTGTCTTTTTCGTCGAACCTGCCGCCTTTTTCGTTGTTTTCTGGGCAGTTTTCGTCGATTTTTTGACCGTTTTGGTGGCTTTCGATTTTTGGGCATTAGTTGAAGCTTTGCCCCCGGCTTTAATCATTTACCACACCCCCCTTATGTGTACGTGTGCGTTGAATGAGCC